TTACATCCGGTATACCCAAAGGTATCAACCAGCGAGAACCACATGTAGTAGTCGTTGACCTGATAGACACTGTTAATAACAATATCCGTTAGGTTCGGGGTGACGTAATTCTGATTGCCAAACTGCGGAACAAACGACGGGCTGTTGTTATACCAGAGATATACTCCACTAATATCCACATCGGTCACTTGCGGTGTGAAACTATACGTAAATCCACCGTTGAAACCTACAAATCCAGAGGCCTGCGGCGGCTTGGGCGGCGGATTATTGATCTTCAGCTGGCCGCCAGTCGCGATGTTTCCATAGACATCCATCGTGTCCACAAAGAAGTTGAATCCGCGCCGAGCTGGGCCACCGAGGCCAGTGTAGAGAAAGCCTGCTGGGAAAGCATAGCTGGAGTTGTCGCGGCCAGAAATGATCACTGTCGGGCTCAGGTAGTTGGAGGTACCGTCAAATCCGCTAACACGAATCCGATAGCCAGTTACCAGATCATAGGCCGGGCTACTGAACCCATCGCTATTCTTTTGGAAGTTCCACCCAAGCGTTGGATTTTGACCAACGAATCCGGTGTAAGCGCCGTTACTGGAAAATAGATAGTCGTCAAAATTCTCAGTGATAAAAACACCAGACAGTGGTGGGGTGCGGCCAAAAGGATTGGTCGCCGGGACCGTGTAGCTCGCATTGATATACGAAGAGATTTCTCCACCCAGACTTACAGCGGCCACATTGAACTCATAAGTGCCTACCTCGGCGGCCCAAGTCGTAAAGTTTGACGGCGTGACGTATTGATCTGTTGATGAGGTCGCGTAGGCGCGGCCAGATACGACGTATTGCGAGAAATTCCTACCCTTGTCTGGCGTGTCGGTCCACGTCACATAGAGATTCTGATAGAACGTATTGTCAGCTAGCGCGCCAGTCTGATAAGCAATATTTAGCGCGCTTGGCGGACGAATAGAGGTCGAATCTCCGTTATTGGGCGGATCATCAACGATAGTGTAGCCCGTAGAGATCAGGAAGTTGACCCCGGTGCTCGCCTGAAGACCCAAGACCTCAATTTTGCCCGGCTCGATCTCGGAAGTGGCCAAGCACGTGTAGAAAGAGGCGGTGTTGAAAATTCCAGTGTAGCCGCTCGCTGACAGAGTCCATGGACTGCCAATGTAAATACCAGAGTCAAACTGGCCCGCCATTCCAAGGCGCGTGTAGGTTCCGGGGGTGTCAATGACACGATACGTTTCAATCTGCGTCTGACGAATTGAGCTGATCTGGTTTGATCCTGTGACCGTCATTGGATCGGCCACGGCCTTTGGCGTGATTGCCGTGAGGGTGTATGTGACGCCAGCTTCTAGGGTCACCGGACGGTCCAGATCAACGAAACTGCGGCCCGTGCTAAACCCTGCGATTCTTCCGCCTTGGCTCCTGTTGTTCCTGAAATTGTCGTAGACAGCGAAATTATCACCCGGCCTCAGATAAAGCCCTTCAAGAGAGGTCTGGAACGTGACCGTTTCGGTCAATAGACGCTCAGTTTGCAGGGTCCAAGTGCCAAGGCGATAAGCCTGACCGGGAGAAGAGCAGGCAAAGGCAGTGATATCCTTTTGGACATAGCCATATCTCTGAATGCCCTCTACGTCTTCGATGTACTGGATGGCCTCGCGAAACCCATTGTTTGGGTCGCGCCATTTGACCATTGCAACGGTTGACCTAGTGTTCTTAGCCGTGTCCGAGTATGAGAATGATCCATTTACGACGTTTGCATTTGTGAAATCGTATACAGGATATTTCGTATCAGCTGATTGGCTCAGCTGGATTGTTCCATTGGCATAATACATCATGCCACGGAACGTGGAAGCGAGATTCAGAAGAACCGAATACGCTTGATCCGGCTGTTGAATAGCCACGTTGCATGTGAAGCGTGGCTCCAGTCCGCCATCTCCATCATCGACCATTTCATCGCAGTATTGAGCGATTTGGTAGAGCGTCCATTTGTCTATCGACGCCGCCGAGATGTAGTCTCCAAGGCCATGGACGGGGTCCGTGACCATGTCGTAGAAGACCCATGCGGGATTATCGGTCCAAACGCCGGTGCGGAAATCACCGGTCCAGATCGTTGGGTAGGACGCTGGGATGATGGTTGGAGTGATATCAGTGGAAAAGACTGTGAGTGGGACTGGCGACGCGGTCGCGGTCGCGTCCTCGCTAATGGTAAAGGACGGTTCGATCACCGCGCGATTTACAGACGTTATGTAGGTATTGGCCGGAATACCCACTCCGGTAACTTTCATTCCATACTCTACGCCCGTTGTGAAATACGCCAGATTATTTGGCTCCACACCGACCTGCTTGTTCCCAGCTATCAGGTTGCCGCCTATCGCAAACGTATTATATCCATAGTTATATTTTGTCGGGGTATAACCATTTGGGACGCTCAAAAGCATCCCCATCAGATCATATGAGCGCGTGGGAATAGACGAGAACTGATTCGATGCAATGCTAATCGCCGACATGGCGCTGTTCGGATAGGCGTAGCCGTTCGCGGAGACTACCGAGATCGAATCCACAAAGATTGCATTCTGCGTGCGAGTTGACTGGATATCCTCGGAAACGCGGCGAACTCTGATTCTCCATGAATAGCGGGATGACGGCGGAGTCGTCTTGGGCAACACGTAGGTCACCGTTTGGAGATATGCCGTTGTGCATTTTCCATTGATTACGCTTACAGCATTGGCAGATGGGCCATCAGTAGGCGATTGTGCGACATAGGCCCCGTTGTTCAAGGAAATGTCTACCGCATAGGACAGCTCAAACCCGTTCGTGTTGCCGTTGTTGTCCTGCGTGTATAGCGCAGGCACCCGGACTGTCATGCGGATAGAATCGGCGTCAGGATACGTGTCGGTGCTAATCGTGGTGACTACCGTTTTGTACGGGCCAGCACCAATAGGAGGATTAGAAATTAGGGTGTTGGACTGAAGGGGGATGGCGACCTCAACCTTCTGAAAACCGCTAATGCCACTTTGGGACGCCGATCCCAGCATGTAGTCATAGAAAAACCCAGCACCCGACACATTGTAATTGTATGATCCATCCACATTTCTGATGGGTACATCGTCAAAATAGATCGACATCAGCGGGTCCATGGGCAACGACGGATTCTTCTGCGCAAAGCCTGAGATTGGTCCTTCACACAGAAGGTCCAAGACTTTCAGCGTGCTATCCGAAAGCAGGGTGTTCGCGGCTTCTTGATTGACGGGTGCGGCCATGGTTGCTTGATCTATTAGTAATCGTGGGTACCCTGCTGATCGGGGTTCTGATCAAACGGGATTGGTTTATACTGATATCCGCCGCCCGGAAGCGCTTTTCTTTCATAGCGAATTACGCCTGCGCCGACTTGTATGCTTTGATCCTTGTTGTCGAAGGAGATTGAGACTGGCATTGGGGTTACCAAGGCGCGGCCATACACTAGACCAACAGCGCCTCCTTGGCTTATTGCCGATGCGTTGCCACCAAACAGATTTGAGCCTCTAGAATCGCCCTCGGCGTTATTATTGAAGTTGGGGGTAGGCGTAAGCATTTGGGTGATGCCTCCGATTGCCAACGAAGCGGCGGCTGTTGCCGCCATAGTGCCCCAAAGCGTGAGCGCTCCTTTTACCATAAAAATTCCAGTTGGAGCTGAAACAATAAGAATCGCTATTGCCACTGCGGCTAAAATTTTGCCAACTCCACTATTTTTACCTTTGGCTGTTGGAGTCACATATATTGTTGATCCACCGCTTCTGTTATGAATCTCTTCTTCGCTGATCAGAGATTCTTTATTACCAATTCCGATTTTGTAAAATTTGCTCTTGCCCTGTTTGAATAAATACGCTATCAGTTTACCCTTTAGATTTACATCAATAGCGCGAATCGCCTCAGCTGGACTAGACACCATGAGTTCCCATTTCTTGCCAAACAACTGGCCAAGCTTGCCCCCGAGATGAATTGTAGTGAGTCCTTCCATTGTAATTGGTTCCTTTCCGCCTTGCTGACTTTAGGAGTTACACGTATTTTGGGCCGATTTCACCAGAGATTTGTGGCGAAACACAGAGATTAGACGAGAGAGCCACCGATCCGTCAGAGGTTCCCAGCGCGATAGACCATTGATTGGGTGATGAACAAATCGATTGCCACTGCCAACAATGCCAAAGTGCTGGGGCAGCGCTCTGTCCGTTTTGAACACTAGAACATCATCGATCTGGACATTTTCTACAGGGATCAACGCAAAACCCTCGTTCTCATAGGAATGTGCGATAACACCGACCTCTTCATGAGACATGGACTCATCGCGGTCGTAGTCCCCCAAATAAATCCCATGAGTCGCCCTGAAGTAATTGCGCACCAACCCATAACAGTCATCAAACCCTACACACCAAGGCCGCGCTAGAAAGGTCGATTCACTAGACTTTGGGATGTATTCGTGCCAAGAATCCGTGGCGGTGTCATACAAGTAGAAGGGTATCATCATTTCCTCTGCGCACTCCAGATCGGCTGGGGAGAACCCGGGCGACATAACAGGGTGAGAGTGAAAAACTGCCAGCCCGTGACCAAGCCCCTCGGCGAGAATCATATCGTCCATGGAAATCTCAAACTCCTCCTTGGGGTTCTCCGCTACATTTTTGCATGGAAGAATGGCGGGATTTCCAATCCAGTCTCGATAAATGAGCGCGCAGACCTCATTCTCGGGGTCTAGCCGCGCCAAATCGATGAGCTGTTTTTTAATGCCGGTATGCACAGATCAGGTTGTAATCCAATCGGCTCGGGCAGTCCCCGGAAAGGCGGCGATTCTTAGGGATCTGCCCGGGAATCTCAAGGTGCATCCAGAGCATGTCTTTGGGCAGGCATCTGCGACCCATGCACCGGGATTTCCAACCGGGCTGACTCCCACTGTTCCGTTATTCCGACAAACGTAGTAGATTTTGATACCAGACAATTGAGGGAGAGACGAATAGACGAATACCGCATTGCCTTTCGCGTAAGTGGTTGCGGCATTGTAGGCTCCTTGATCGGTTACCGTCATTCCGTAATAGCTCGCAAAAGTTCGATTTGCACTGTCGGCGACTGGAAGACCGGCATACCCGCATGTGCGCGTATCTCTGTATTTCCACGGGGCAGCGCACACATTGGAGATAATTTGCCGTCGTGGCAATTTGACATTCTGCAACTCCAAAGGGCTGGACAGCTCCCACTGTACATACTCCTGATTCTCAGACACCTTGCGATTAACCACCCACGGCTCATCAGGGTAGGCCGCCGTAGGGTCTGGGCTATATGGAGAGATCGATCCCGGGAAATTGACCGCATCAATGAACCTTGCAAAAACCCTACGGCGAGTCAGTAGCGCGCCAGTCAAATCATCGTTTTGCAGGAGAAGCGCCGATATAAACCCATTGATGTTTGAAGCCGTAAGCTTTGGACGCGGAAGCGTGCCTTTTCCATCGTAAGCAGATTCGGTCATTTCGATAGGGAATGGCGTATAGGTGATCCCATTGAAAACGATGGGTTTCAAATTCCCGTTTGTGGCCGAACAGAAATAGAAGATTGAGGACATCCCAATGTTGGTTCCATTGAGAATAAACAGGTCCAACAGCGCAGAAGGTGCGAATTTTGTCTGTTCTGCGAGAACTGTTTGCGGTGTATTGGCCATGGTGTTTAGAGGTCAAACACGCGGTTGAGAGTGACGCTGTACGACACAAGCCCAAATGAGTCTGATGTGTAGCTGATGGTTGGGGCTACATATTTCGCATTAGGATTTGTCGCCAAACTAGAGACTGGAAAAAGAACCTCGAAGGCATAGGCTCCCGCCATGTTCTGAATGAAATTCGTCGCCGCCCGAACCTCCTTGTTTCGTCGGGAGGTGTAGACAAAATTGTAATTCTGGTTGTATGAATTTATGCCATTCGGTGATCTTTGAGAGTATCCGTCTCCGAGTTGAGCCGTGATCGTATTGTTGTTCACGTCAGACTTTGTCTGATAGGCGGGAATAAACGCGAATCCTGTGGTCCAGCTGGGATTCAGTCGCCCGGAAATCGCGCCAATCGTGGCAGCGGTAATGTCCTCCGGCCAGCCGGGACTCGTGTAGGAGACAAATCCCTGCCCAGCATCCGTGATCATTCCCGTGTAGTTCAGCGAGCTATTAAACAGCCCGGTCACATAAATGATTGAGCCGGGATAGAACGTGGGATTGGAGCCTTGGGTGAAGCTGAGAGTAGCTGTGTCATCGGTGCGTGACCAGCCCGTGACTGGGATGTTGAAACGACCGGTCGGGGTCACGCCCACATTTCCATCTCTCAGGCTGTAGTAATACGTCAGGTCTGTGGCCCTAACGCCATCGCCCTGCACCACATCCCACTTGCTGAATGTCACGCTCGCGTTATACGGAGGAAAGTAGTATTGGGAAGGCATGGCAGTCGGGCTAAGGTTTAGATGATTACTGTTTTATGGGATTTGTCAAGCTAAATCCAAAGATTGAAACTCATTCTCATCGCCCCTGAACAAAACGGTTCTTCTGCGCGAAGAATCCGTCAGAACGAGACTGGTTCACGAGTTCCTGCTGCACAATCCCTTGAACCTGTTTTTGGAGCTTCATCGCAAAGTCTGGGCCGAAGCCGCCTTGACCATCTTTCTTGTCAGAAGATGCGGACGCTGAAGAGGTTCCGTTGTTATTAATCTCGATCTTTACGTTGACATTGGACGAGCCGCCGCCACCGCTGGAGCTGGTCATGGGCTTTGCCATTTCCACAGAATCACCGCCATCAACCATTCCACCGTCTGCAAAAAGACGAGGGGCTTGAAAGTCTACTCCGCCGCCGCCAGTAACCATGCCGCCGCCAGCAAAAAGACGAGGAGACTGGAAATTCATTTCTCTAGCGCCTGCAACCATGCCGCCATCGGCGAAAAGACGAGGGGGCTGCAAATTCATTCCGCCGCCGCTGGTGACCATGCCGCCAGCCGCAAAAAGGCGAGGTGATTGGAAATTTGCTTCTTCGCCGCTAGAAACTGTGCCGCCATTGGCGAAAAGACGGGGAGATTGGAAGTCGGTTTTTCCACCGCTGGAAACCATACCACCGTTCGCGAAAAGGCGAGGAGACTGGAAATTCATTTTTCCAGCATTGGAAACTATGCCTCCATCCGCAAAAAGACGCGGAGACTGGAGATCCATCTTTTCAGAAGCGGTGGCCATGCCGCCGTTTGCGAAAAGACGAGGAGACTGGAAGTCTACTTTACCACCATTCGCAAAAAGACGCGGAGACTGAAAGTCCACATTCTCTCTATTCGCGAAAGCAATGGAGGGTCGTGGGTCAACCTTTTCGTTAGTGACAAAGGCGAGAGGAGATTGAAAAGCAGGTTTTCCGCTATTGGTCAAAACGCGTGGAGACTGGAAGCCTGTTTTTCCAGTGTCTGCAAAAATGCGCGGAGACTGGAAGTTTACTTTGCTACCATCGATAGGAGGAAGGGAAGGCCGTGTGTCAACTGCTTCGTTATCTGCAAAAAGACGTGAAGACTGAGGAGCCACTTTCCCGCCATTCTCAAAAAGAGCCGGAGATTCAAAATCGACCATCCCACCATTCGCGTACATTCTACGGGTGGGCGGGAGCACATACCCCATTTGATTGGAGCCGCCATTGGGATTCGCGCTGAGCCAAGGGAAAAGGCCAGAGGGCGGGGTCATTCCGCGCTGTTCCGTCTCAAGTCTCACGCGATTAGCGCTGATCTCTGTCGCGTTCATCGGCGTGAACTTCGGATCTTTTGGAGCCAGCATGGAGGAGACTCCGCCGAGCAGAGCGGAAGCGCCCAGACCAAAGGCGGCCTGTTTCCACATTGGCATAGGAGCTTTTGATGCTACAGCTGAAGGATTCGCGCCTCCTCCCTCCCATGATTCGTATCCCGATGGGGCCTGCGATGAGCCTCCAACAGAGGGGCTTGCAGCAGAGGGACTAAACTGGAACATTCCAGCTCCCGCATCGCTCTTGAACATGCTGCCCGTCTGAGAATAGTTCTGGGCCAGCCCGCCGCCGATTCCACCGATAATGGCTCCTGCGATTGCGCCCTTCTTGCCGCCAGTTGCGTAGCCGAGAGCCCCGCCCATGACCGCGCCCATGAGAAGGCCGCCGAAGAATCGGTGTTGAACCTTCCCGTTGACCAGAGAATCGAGGTAGTCAGGTCCCAGTTTGCCTACGGCAGATTTCTTGATGATGAAGGAGCCCGGGGCAAGGCGCGCCGGGACATCGTCTTTAACGCCCGAGCCGCCACGGACCATGCCGCCGTCGGCGTATTTATTCAGGCGGTGAAGGGTGTCGTACCCAATGGACTTCGCGGCTTTCGGCCCAATGTAGTATTCTCCGCCGGTAAGCATCGCGGGGACTTTGCCGCCCATAGCGAAGGGAATAGGGCCGCCGTTAGCGCGGCCAACTGGAGCGGCGGTTCCAATCCCTACACCTGTAGCGCCAGTCATCGCTCCGAACATCGACCCCAAAATCCCTTGGATCGCTTGGCTGGCGAACATGCGGGATGCGTCGTTTAGAACCGAAACCGCAAAAGAGCGGAAAGCGTCTTTGCCGGATTTTGCACCAGTCACAAAGTCGCCGAACGCACCGGAGAGGTTGGCCGATAGAGATTGCCCGAGGCTAGCGCCGAGTTCGGACAAATCGTTCATGTCCTTCTTCATTTTTACGAAGACGGAGCTGAACCCGCCCGAAAGAGATCCCATGAAGTCGCCGCCTTGCCCCTTCAGTTTGGCCTCTCTGAATTCGGCACCACCAAGCATGTCGCCAGAAATCAAACTGGACTCTTCAGGGTTTTTTGACCGGGCAAGGCGACGAATCGCCTCGATATTCGTGATTTCGCTTTTGCGGGATGTTGAAAGCTGCGTGCCAAGGATATCTTTTTCAAATGCTCCGACGCTGCCACCCGCCTGATAGCGAGCCCCAACCTTCGCCAGCTCCAGCGCTGTTTCTAGAGATCTGATGATATCGGGCGTATCGTTTCTCGCTTCCGCTCTTTTCAGCGCGTCTTCGAGATTCGTAACCGCACTCCCATACGACTCGGTCGCCGCAGCTCTCATTCCAGTTCTGATGTATTCATCACTCAGGCTCTTGGTATTGGCATCCACCGCTCTTTTCTGCTCTTCAGCCGTCTTGTTTGCGGCTTCTAATGCTCGCTTTGTGCTGAGCAGCGCGTCGATCATTTCTTTATTGGCCGTGGAACCATACCCTTTGGACTCTAGCAGTTTGGGGTCGGTCAGTATTTCAAGAAGATCGTTGATCCCACTTGCATCCGAAATGCTTTCCACGTCTTTCACGAAAGATCCTGAAACCCCCTTGTCTTTGGCAAGACCAATCAGTGATCCCTGTGCTCCTGTGAGCAAAGAACTTCTCTTCATCTCCAGCTCGCTCGAAATAGACTTCCTCAAATACTCTCCCTGCATCTCAATCTTTTTGGGCTCAGACAGATTCTCTCTAGACATAGCGATCTGTTTATTCGTTTCAAAAATAGAACGATTCGCATCATACGTGATTCTTCCGAATTCCTCTTTTTGGCGATAACCCTCGACCTTCCCAAGCAGACTCTTTCTGTTTTCCGCGTCTTTGCTCGTCTTTTCGCTGCTAAGATTGGCCATTCTTGCGATTTCGTAAGCCTTGTCCAGTGCGTCTAGCATGCCGCCCATAGCTAAATCGCCAAACTGAGACCCCTTCTTTTCTTGGTATGCGCCAATCAGACTTGGGATTCCCGTCATGTATGTGTACCATGGGGCTTTTGCCGCTTTATTTTGAGCTGGGAGACTCTCCTCTATTTCCGTCTCGCTCGCGCCAGCCCCTTTCAGTGCTTTTCTGAGATAGCTCGGATCAGTCTTGACTTGCTCTCTGATCTTCTGAACTTCCTCCATCGTTTTGTCCTTGAACAGGGACGAGAAAGCGCTGGCCATGGACTCGCGACTCTTCGTTATTTCTTTGTCCCCCATGCCGAAAAATCCAGTTGCAGTGGCCGCGCCCTTAGAGGCGCTCAGCATGGTGCTCAGATCAATTCTTTCACTGCTCTTTCTTTCAAGCTGTATCTGAGCCTCTCTTTGCTGCTCTTGCGTACCCATCATGCCCGCTCGGATTTCCGGGGCGACATTCATTCTCGCTAAGGCTGATCTCAGCTTTTTGTTCGCAACTTCTATCTCTCTTGCGCTGCCGCCCTCAGATTTTAGGCTTGTAATTTCAGCCTGCGCCATACGAACTTCTGCTGCCGACTCAAGATTCTTCCGAACCTTTTCATTCACCCTGTTGAGAGTCTCTGCCATTTCCTCAAAAGAGGTCTCTAGCTTGTCAAAAGCACCCTTGACACCCCCGATAAGCGCGCCAATCGCCATGCCCGGCACAATGCCGCCCGGGACAAAACTTCCAATCCCAGCGCCCGCTCCAGCGCCCGTAAGCGCGGAACCAGCAATTCCAATGCCCATGCCAGAAGCTGTGCCGCCGCGCTGCTGCTGTTCAGAGAAGAGAGACGGCAAAGCACCACCAGCAAAAGATAAACCCATGGAGGCCCCGAGAGAGGCGGCTAGGGGATTGCCCTTGAAGAATTCTCCGACTTTGCCGAAGCGGCTGGGGGCTGCGGGCGTAAGGCCAAACTTTGGAGCCTCAGCCAGTCTGTTGGCAACCGCCGCATCTATCTGTTCTTTGGCAAGCTTGTTTCCGCCGACGTTGGAACTTTGAAAGCCTAGTTTCTGAGCCTCTTCTCTTCTGATGGAGGCAGTGTAAATGGCTTTTTGACGCGGTGTCAAAGCGTCCATTCCGCCAGACTGGAGGATTGAGCCAATTTGGTTTTGACTAGCTTGGAGATTAACCCCCGCGCGGTTTTGAACAGAGGCGATTTGAAGGCTTCGGGTTCTGGCCGCTTTTTCCTCCGCCATTAGGACATTTTGTTGCGCAAGATTTTTCTCAAATTCGGTATTGATGGGAATACTGCGGCGAATAATGGAATTGATCTGTTTTCGATTGTTCGTTTCTTTTCCAATCTCGACAATCGCATCTTTGTAAGCCTCTTCCATGCTTTTGCCAGACTTTATAGAGGATTGAACTGTTTTGTTGAACTGCTCTTGAATAGTTTGTCCATAGGCCACCCCTTTGGAAGCGGCCAAAGAATCTTGTAATTGCGCAAAATTTAGATTTCCAGTTTTTCCAACGATAGGACGGAAAGCGGCTCCTCTTGCGATCTGGGACGTTTCATATCTTTCTTTTGATGTTCCCTGTATACCTCTAATGCCTGAAGCAGATTCTAGATCTGTCAAACGAAGATTTTTGAAATCTCTTTCAAAATATTTTTCAGGCGCAGTTCTTTCAAAATATGGAGCAGATGCGGCCATTCTTGGTTGACGGGGTCTTTGTGGGCCATAAGGGGATATACCCCCCAACAAATGAGACCCCATTCCTTCTGGCGAAGGCCCAGATCCAATAAAATTTGGATTTACAAATGGAAGCTTTAAGCCAGAGACAGCAAGATTAGAAGCAAACAACGAAGATAGGCCAGCTATGCTCTGATTCGCAAATGATGGCGTAGACACTGGCGACCCAAACATGCTGTTTATTTCGGATAGATCGGGTGATTTTCCAAAGCTTGGTGCTTTGCTTTTTTTCTCAGATCCAAATGTGCCCTTCATGGCCTCAAGCTGATTCATGAATGGATCGAGATATGACATCGATTTTATAGGGCTATATTTATTTATGCCCGTAATCTCATCAAGTCTTCCTTTCACTTCCCCCATAACAAGATTTTTAGATGCCTTGTCTAAAGACTGTGTAAAATCAAATATTTTGTCGCCAAGTTTGAATGCGCTGGCTTTTGTTGACGCTGTTGATATTTTGTCCAGAGTTTCATCTAGCCCTTTTAGTTTTTCTTTTGATACCTTAGCTTCAGATTCGTATTTGAGACTTCCAAATTGAAAGCTTCCGGGAATTCTTCCCGCATAGCCGCCACTTTCCATTTTTGAAACATAGGTTCCAATATTCCCTGATTTTGGAGCAACTGGATTTATGATGTTTGTGTCAACAGATTTTTTAATCTTAGACGAAGATTTGACAAGCAAATCCTCCACTATCTTCACGTATTGTCCAAAAGCTTGACCCATCGCGGGCGAAGATTGCCCGGGAGCATATGCGGTATATCCACTCTGTTGCCCCATTATGACTGATGTTGATTGGCCCGGCAAGAACTGTCCAAATGATTGACCGCTAGTTGGTGGCACCGCGCCACCAAGGATAGGAACTGCATTTTTCTGAATTTTCTGTGGATAGTCAAATGGCGTGCCCATTCCGGGCATTCCCTCAAGATTTCCAAAGGCTGCATTTGGAATATACCCTCCAGCCGCAATCGGTGTGGACCCCTTCGGAAGGCCAAACTTACTGGCCATTTCCTTCGTGTAAATCGCTTTGCCCGCCGGAGTCGGTACAATGAACTCGCTCGTGTTCGCGACAATGCCCATTTGGCCGCCGCCTCGTGCGAAGTTCGGGAGGTAGACTGGAGACGCACTCTTGTCAGCCCCGCCGACCCCAGATTGGATCGCTTTGGACTCCATGCTGATGGGATCATAGCCGTCAGCGGCGGACGTGCGGGTTCTGGACCCCTTTTGGCCGCGCGCCCAGCCCCAAGTGCGGCCTTGAAGCTCGGGAATGGTGATGCCAAGAATTTTCGCTGCCTCTTGGTATTCCGAAGAGACTGTGTTGTAGAATTCGTATCCCGCTTTACTCTGGTTGAACAAGAGCTTTTTATCTTCTTTTGAAACGGCCTCTCGGTTATATTTGGGTAGTGCTGCTCCACCATTTCGCACATAGATAGCCCAGCTATCCATGACTGCTGGAGTTGCCGTTCTGCTTTCAAACGCAAGCCCCTTTTTGTTTCTGAATCCAGAGAAGTCTTTTTCGAGCAGGAGAGACGCGGCAAAATTCTGCGTCTTTGCGCCGCCGCCGAGAAGCTTGACCATGTCCTCGCGCGAAGATGCTCCGAAAATTCTGAGGGCTTTGGCCACGTTTGTGTCTGGTATCGCCCCGACTTTCTGACCACCTCTCAAAATGCTTTCCAGAGTCGCCCGAGCATTCTCATCCTTGGCGTTTGCCGAAAGCGCGGCCAGTCCATAAGCCATCTGTTCAACTGATTTGCCTGACTTGGAGGCGAGACCCTTGAGTTCTTGGTTTACAATCGGGTAGTATCCAGCCGCTTTCTCAGCCTGATTGAACCTTGTCGAATCGTCTGATGAGAAGGAGCTGCGGTAGGCGTCAATGATATTCTGGACTCCGCTAAATCCCGCTGCGCCCGGCATATACCCGCCAGCCGCAATCGGCGTGGAGCCCGGCGGCAACCCTCTCTTCTGAATCATCGCGGGGTTGTAAATCGCAGACCCATTTGGGGTCTTGACCATGTATTCTGAGGTGTTCGCGACGATTGGCCCGATCTTTCCGCCTCCAAAGGCGAAGTTCGGAATCATCACGGGTCTAGCATTAGGACTCGCGCCACCTACGCCTGCGCGAATCGCGGATGATTCTGCCGAGAATGGATCATAACCGTTTGCCGCGCGAGGTGTCTTTCTGAGGTTGACTACAGCTCCAGCCAGCGCGCTGGTATCAGTCTGAAACCCACTCTGCAATCTAGCTGTCCGAGAGAGAATCCCCTCAACCACAGCCGCGCGCTCGGCCAGCGTGCCCATGCTCATGATTTGGCGCTTGAGAGCGTCATCTCCTGAGTTGTAGAGCGAAACAATCTGCTGCTGGGTCTCGGCCTGAACTTTCCCGACACCCCTGAGGTCTAGCGCCGCCGCAAAGTCCTTTTGGAGATTCTGTGCGGTCTTGCTCGCGATATTCCCGAGAACAGCAAGAACTGCTGGCCCAAGCCCGAAGACAAGGGCGTTACCGAATCCCTTGATGACGCCCGCCGCCAGCTTTTCGCCCGCGCTATTTGTTTCGGATTCTCCAGCATTGGCAAAGGCTTGAACTACGGTGCTCCCCGTGAATCCGCTGAGGAGTCCTTTGGCCGCGTTGCCGATGCCCAGATCACCGATCTTGGCCCCAACCTGCTGATAGGTCGTTTGGGCCTGTTGCGCAAGGGCTGAGAGAGACTTATTGAGCGCCTCATTACGCTTGATCGCCTCATTCGCGGCTGCCGCAGATGTTTTCGAGGCTCTTTCAGACACGGATTCTGTTCCGGCCTGCAAATCCGACATGATCGCCTTGAGAATGTTGATTTGATAGCCACCAGCTACCAGTTCTGCGGCCCCTTTTTTCACCGAGGCCCCTAGCTTGTCATAGACATTTGCGAAATTCAGAAGTACCTTTTCGGCGGACAGAGCACGGCCAGCCGCGTCTGTCACGGCCACTCCAAGGCCCTCCAGAGTTTCCAGAGTGTCCCTTCTCTCGATTCTTGTGAATATCGTCTTTATCGCGTTACCAATCACAGCGCCACCGCGCGCCGTAGTCTGTTGAGCAGAGGTGATTATACCAATCAGCTTGTCAAATTCCACTCCCGCATCACTGGCGACAGCTCCAGCGCGAGCCAGACCTTGAGCCAGATCCTTAGAAGACACCGCGAATTTGGCGTCAACAGTAGCCAGCTTGTTCACAACTTCTGTTGTGGTTAGGCCTGCTTTTTGGAACCCGTTGACCGCCGCAGTGAGGGTTTGAACTGCTTCCTCTGTGCTAAGAGACGCCAGCCTTGTCAAGACCATGGCATCGCGAGTTCTCCTCAAAGTCTCTTCCATTCCCAATCCTTGGCGAGAGAACTCTTTAGCGGCCTCAGCCGCCTTTTCAAAAGACTGACTGGTATCTCTCGCGACATTGAAAAGACCGCGAGAGAAAGTGTCGAGGTTTGTCGTAGAGAGCTGAAGAACGGAATTGATATCCATCAAGGCCTTCTCTACTGCCATGGTGGATGTGATAATATCCTTGAATACCCGAATGCTCGTAGAGAGCACCGCAAAGGATGCGCCCAGAGTGATCACACGTTGATTGGCTCGGTCCAGCTCAGAGCTGAAATCCCGCACATTTCGTCCGCCAGCGGCAAACGGAGTGTTGAACTTCATATTCTTCTCAATGCGCGAGAAGCTCTGCTGGAGTTTAGACTCGGCGTCCGAACTCAGCTGTGCGCCAACATTGAGAATGACATCGTTTGTGCCTGCCATGGTAATGTGATAGACCTAGCCTTTAGACTGTGACCCCGACCCTTGAGTGTTCATTGAGCATAGGGATTTACACGGAAACTAAGCCGATTTCTTTGTCTATCTTGCATTTTTTGCTGCCCAGTCCATAAAGGACCCGCCATTCTTCATGATGTCTGCAACCACATTCTGATTCTGCTTCAGTCCAAGCACCTTAGCATCTTCTTTCTTGGCCCCTACTACAACGGCCCCCTCCTCATATGCGCCCTGTTTCTGCATCTCCTCTTTGCCGCGCGACGCAGCCGTAGCGTAATCCGTGAGAAGATCCGGGTCTTCCATGACAGACTTGGGGAACTTGGAGGTGTCGTTATTTTGATAGATGTTCAAGAAGTGACGACCATAGGACAGAAGCTTGACCTGCATGAACGTCATTTGGCAGATGGGACGGCCAAAGAATTGAGATATATTTTCACCAGTCAGCGCGAAATACTCTTGAAAAAATCCTTGCATGGCCAGCTTTCTAACGTTCTGCGGGGAGCAGCCGTCCATGGCGAGATTGTAGTCGGCAATCAAATGATTCATCTCTGCGTCTGTCATGTACTGAAATTCTCCATCTGAAAACAAAGACTTCTCTAATGTCTTGTCGCGGAATAGATTGGAGAAGATAAAATGATCGTTCACCTCACGGTCTGCATATGACTCACAGGTTAATCCCATCAGCGCGGCCTTCTCTCTCAGCTTGTCATTCTGGATCTTTTCCTGCTCTTTCAACTGCTCGTTGTACCTTTTGACGAGCGACGGCATGTTCATGTTCTTTTTCTTTCCGTCCATAATCCCGTCTATCATCATTTGGCAGTCTCGAATCTCTTTGTCTTTTACATCCGACCAGATGCCCTGTTCTTTCATCTGAACTATTCTCTGCTCGTTGGTCAATGCGCCCTCGCTCTTTGCGGTCGCAATAAAATCCTCTCGGACAGAATCAAAGGAGATTTGGTCCGCGTAGGATAGGTGCTTGACATATCCGGGGCGCGAAAGAAAAACGCCGTGAGTATAACCCACGGCGATGTCGCGAAAAGCTTTTCGGAGATGGTCCAAAGACGGCCTTTAGACCGTAGGTTCAGCGACCGAAGGATCTTTGGCGCTTTCTGGGGCGACTTCTTCTGTAGTCTTTTTTCCCTTGCTTGCCTCCAGCTGTTTGGCAAGCTCCTCTTCCATAGCTTTGAACTGTTCGGGCTTATCCAGACCCATATTGAACATCTGGACATACGTGGCGATTTTGTCCACCGCAAGAGTGAAGAACGCATCGTCGCTCTCCTCCAGCTTCCACATAAATTCCTCTTTGGCGTCAAACGTGTCGCCTTTGAAATATGGTGCCCATTTGCCAGCCTCGTCAATGAGGATCAGGTGATAGATGAACCAGTTGTTCAGCGAAGACTGCGCCTTGGCCTCGGCTGTATGGTTGAAAACCGCTTCGTTGGAAGAGTTGATATCAGACATTTCCGTTCGGACGGCCACCAGCTCGCCGCGAATCTTGGATTTCACCTCTTCGGGCTCGGAAAGGCAGCGCACAAGATCGGATTCAAGCTGCGCGTGCTTCTCGGCGAGCTTGGCGGCTTGAACGCGCTCCTTCTGAGACAGAACGCCTCCGGTCAGATCAAGGTGCTTGTTGACCAGAATTGAGCGTGGGAGAAAGCCCATTGTGACATACTTATTGAACTCTTTTCCGTAGTGAAGCTCGGCGGCGCGCAGCTCACGGCGAGTGGGTGCCTTGATGGCCATTTTAGTGGCAATGTCCTTCTGAACTGGGCGCGTCACTTGGACGGTCTGTCCATTGATGACCTCGGGGCCGGTCTCATCAACCGTTTTCTTTTGGGCGATGGTCCATTCGTGGAGAATTTTAGTGGTGTTGGTCGTGTCGTTGCTCATGGTGTGGTGTGGTGTGATCCTGTCCTTGGCGGTATCGTTGTTGGTTGTATCTCTGCCGTTCCTTGTCTCTAAATTGTAGTGTTATCGACTGTTCAGCCGCAGCCCGTCGATCATGTCGTGGATTTCTCGAATTGAGTCATTGCCCGTTTCCAGAACCTGTCTGCGAATCGCAGCAAAGCGCGCCTCTCCGAAGTGATCTGCCAGATAGACTGACGCGCGATGTTCGGGCGGGAGGGCATCGATGAGTTTGCCCATGGCTTCGTCATGTTCGTCGGCGACCTGTTCGAGGAGGTCTAGATAAGTCTTGAAAACACGGGTGATAGCTAAACGAGTCTTAGCTTTTAGCAGATCCGCGTTGGACGGCACGCTGAATGATTGGGCGTGGGGCACGGTCCCCGCTGGGTCGCTAGGCGCGCAATGTGGTGAATCCATGTTCCGTTCCTGTGTAATAGGTTGATCTGCCGTTCCTGTCTTCACCGGGTGACCGGTTGGACAATAGGGATTACACGGAAAAGAGAGGAAGTTATACTGTAAAAACGAAAAACCCGAGATTTCTCTCGGGTTAATCTTGATCGGGCAAAAAGCCGGATTTTAGGAGGTTGTGTAACTTCCGGAGAACGTGATGCCGTCGAGACTCGTCGCACCAGCGAGCTGGCTCGTCATCGAGATGTCAACAGAGCTATCAGATCCGATAGAGTTGCTGAAGGCGATGTTGGCCACCTTGGCGTTGTTAAACCCAAGGATAATACCCGCGAGACCCGTGCTGTTGCAGCTCGGCTGACGGAGCGTGACCGTGAGATCATAGTTTTGATCATTGCAGTAGAGCTGATCAAACGAATTCGGAGCAACTTCAGTCTGAAGAGCGCGAATCTGAAGATTGGCGTTGACAGGGAAATTGATTTCACGGCTGTAACCGAACGGCGAACCAAGAGCGTTGAGCACCTCGCGGCTAATCGGAACGGAAAGGGCGAGAGACTGAATCTGCACGCTGTTCTGACCGCTGAGAGGGACGAGGAAACCGGCGGCGGATGGGAAGCTCAGAGAGATATCGCCGGGGCGCAGAGCAAACACGTTGTTCGATCCAGATTGAACGCGGCCCTGAGGAAGCTGGAAGTTCCAAGCTGAAATGCGCTGGGAGTTCTGGGGGTTTACCGCCGGAGTCTGGAGGCCGCTTGAACCGGTATAGGTCGCGACATTCAGCGCGTCAACCGAGATGCTGGTGGTGGCTACTTGCCCAACAGCCGCATTGAACGTGTAGTTCGAGACGAAACCGTTGCCGACCGCATAGACATCGCGAGCATTGGGATTTGTCACCGCATCGTCATCGATACCCTGCTGGGAGACCGAGAGGAAATAGTTCTTGGAGTCAGAGGCTTTCGTGAGAATACCCGAAAGGAACGAGTTGCCATTGGTGTTGAAACCAAGCATCTGCTCGTTGTAGCCGTCCGTCGCGTTCCATGTCAGATCCATCGAGATCGTCGGCGGGCTGATGATGATCTGATCTACGCGGGCCAATTGGCCGAAGACGTTGATGTCGTTACGGTTGATGCCAACATTCAGAGAAGCAGACTGGATATTCGCCAGTTCCGCAATCAGGTTGTTGCCAGTATTGGAGGGCAGGTTTGTGCCCTGAATTACAAACATAGCACCTGTGGCAGTCGAGCCGGAAAGTGCGGCAGGTCCAACGTAGGCGTTAAGATTCTGAAAAATCAGGCGTGTTCTGGGAGAGGTTCCGGGCATGGTAGTGAAATGTGACTAGGTTGAGGTGAAAGATCGATTGAGAGGTTTATCTCAATGGGTTTACACGAGTTTCCCCGTGATTTATACTTTTTTCTTGACCTTTCCAAAAACCAACTTGACTGCCTTACGTAATCGAAAGAAGAGAACCGTCTGCCGTGTCCGACGGATTGATCGGAAGAGGAAGAGAGAACGAGAATGAGCAGGTCGAAAACCCACCAACTTGACCGTCCAAGCTTTGACTATCCAAATATGGGTTCACCATAGTGTAGGTCGTCGGACCAGCTGACGAGCAGGAGGAGAGAAGGGTCAAATATACGTTTCCGTAAGTGGGATCGCCACAGGAATATTGGGAAAGCCCCGTCATGCTGTTATTGACACCTTCAAAATAGCCTTGGACTTGCAGGGTCGCGGTAGCCTCGGTCATCGGGCGATCCACTGGGAACGGCGTGCCGCCGAGCTGGAAGACCTGAGTGCGATTAAAGCCGACGCCAAGGGAAAAGCTTTGAATATTTACGCCCGTGATGCCGTAGCCCGTGAACAAAATGCCAGTCAAATATGTACCCTCGGGCTTCACGATTTGCGCGCCATACGCCGTCGAGTCGCGGGCCGTATTGTTGATCGAGCCCGACATATCAAAAAACTGCATCCCAACGCTACCACGAACCGGCTCGCTGATGGAGCCCTGAATAGAATAATTCGTTAAAACACCGCTCTTCAGATCCAAGAGACCGTTATACGTATTGGAGGCAGTCGGCGCGAAATATACCTGTGCATTTCGGACCGCGAAGCTGTTTCCGAGAGTCCGCGCATCTGTCATGCCAGCAGTAATGCCAGTGGTGTTAACCAGTCCGAGAATCGTTTCGATGCTTATGTTGCTCTTTACAAAATCAAAGGAAAAATCGACTGGGGTGTAATTGATGATCGGGCGCTGGGACAGAGGCTTCGACTTGTTCATGACCCCAACATTTACACGTGGCAAATTCACGTCAATTTTAACGTTCTGAACACGCTCCACTGCTCCCATGAATGTTCCCGCGAGACCACTGGAAAGCTTTACCTGACCTCCTTGATAGATTGGCATAACTGAGATTACACGGGTTTTAGATTCAGTTATACCGAATTTTCAAAAAACTTCTAATGAATGCTCCGAGGCTTAGAGATTACGAGGTCACAAATTCCGACAAAAATAGACTCGTTGATCTTTACCCCATCACCCACTTTGCTCGTTTTTACCTCTTCAATGGTGTAAAGGTTGCTGGGCTGCCCATACTGGGCGACCAGCGCGCTGTAGCTGTAGCCTGTCCCATTCTTGAAATCTCCAAAGCTATTGAGCGGCCATGCAGCTGGATCAAGCTGTGGAAAATAACTCAGGCTTGAATCCGCCAGAATTGATAGCACTCCTTCTAGCTGGGACAGATTCTCTGCCATCACATTCAGAGTGATGTTGAACTGCGTCTCGTAAGTTCCTCCGAATGCCCATGGGTTGTTCTCCATCGTGCCATTCGTGATGAAAATACAGGGTGTCACCATGGAATAGGGGGGCGGAGTATTTGTGGCCGCAGTCCGATTGAACCTGCTGTTCAGGTAGTATTTATTGGTGAACACCATTCTCTCCTGCGACTGATTGGCGTAGTAGATATTAAGCTCCTTGAAGCTATAAGATCCGCTTATGGTTGCTGCCGTTCCAAAAGATGAGGGCAAAATCACTCGGCCATTCACATAGTCCATCATCATCCCAGACTGTCCTCGGGACAGCGTTCCAAATGATCCAGAGATCACAGTGGGCACTGTCGCGCCAGCTACGCCAGAATCCCATACAAAGGATTTGATTGGGGCGGCGTAGGCCACGTAGCCTGTGCCAAGAGTAGAATCCGGCTGATAGAGATATCGTGAGGTATTCGTGTAGAACGCTTGACCCTGAGTGAGAAGCCTGTTATCAAGCCACTGGTAGAAAGAGTTTAGCGTAGTCTCTGAAAAGGAATAGTTCATCGGGTGTAGCGAGGCTTCTCAATAGTGAATGTAGCCTCTGCTTGAAAAATAGACTCGTTGATCTTGGCGGCGTCTGGCATCTTCCTGCTCTTGACATTCGTCACCATGAACTGATTGGAAGGGGTGTTGTATTGCCCCAGAACTGATTGGTAGTTGTAGCCGCTTTTGAAATCGCCGAAATTATTGAGCGGCCAAACATTTGTCTCCAGTTGTGGGAAAACTGAATTGACCGAGTCCGTCAGATAGGAAATCGCGCCCTCTAGCTGCCCCATATTCTCCGCCATAATGCTCGCCTTGATCTTGAGCGTGGTATCGTATTTTCCCCCTAGCGCCCAGTCTAAATTGACCTCGGAGACATTCGATAGAAATATACACGGCGCGACCATGTTGTAGGCGGGAGGCACTCCGGTAGCTGGTCGGTTGAAGCGGCTATTCAGATAGGGCTTGTTCGTAAAGACCGCTCGGTCAGCCTCCTGATTTGCAAAATAGATGTTGAAGTCTTTGAAAGCATACGAGCCAGATAGAATCGCGCTTGATTCAAGAAGCCCAGACGGAATCAGGACTCGCCCATTTACATAGTCTATTTTTACGCCAGATTGGTCGCGCAACAGTGTGCCAAAGGAGCCGCTAACTGATGTCATAACCATGGCCCCAGACACGCCTGAGTCCCACACGAATGATTTGAAAGGCGCGGCAAAAACCACGTATCCTGCCCCCAAAGTGGAATCTGGCTGGTAGTAGAGCTGGCTCGTGTAGTTCGTGTAGGCCTGCCCTTTTTGAAGCAGGTAGTTGTCCATCCATTGATAGAACGAGAGTAGAGCTGTCGTGGAGAATTGAGTTTTCACTGTTTGATTTCTCCTCTGATTCTGGCCGTGAAACGTGCGAAAATACCCTTGAGATAGCCGCCTTCTGGTGCAGAGAATTTCGCGCTGCGGACCTCTTTGTCAATCTGAATACCGCCTCCAGAGTGAGACGGATCTGGTGTCGAAAGGTATTTTTGCAGAAAATGAGAATACCCCGGAATATCCGTTTCGATCTTCTCTGCCCATGACAACCCTTTGGCCCATGGGATGGGAGTCTCTTTGTAAATATCTTCAAACGGGACAGAAACTTTGAATTGATAGCGAACCACGCTTCCACGCGTGTCTTTTCCGACCCTAGTCATTTGAGGTCCAATTTTGCTGGCAGGGTTAGGATCTAGCCGCTTTCTAATCGCGTCGGTTGGCCTTGTGCCGCTATCAAACCCAATGAATGAAAATAGGTTGTTGGGAGCATTGTTCGCACCCGGCAAAGTATCACTGATATTTTTCGAGCCAATTCCGCCGTCGATTTCCTGTGTGACCTTGTGCTCTTCAAATTCTCGTTGCATTGTCACGGCAGCATTCTGAAAAACTGCGTTGGCCTTATCAGTTAAGGCCTTGTCCAATTTGTCCGAGGTCGGCTGATTGTAAATCTTCTCTGTCACTTTCTTCATGAAGATGGTTGCCATGGTCGTATAACCGGCTAGCCATCAAAGGCTTCGCACGAAGTAGAAGGTATAGTAGTTCGGAACAAACAACCCGTGTGGCCGCGCAATAGACTCTAGATAGAACAGGTTGCCATCCAGCTCTA